CTCAAACCTGCGAGCAGTATTCACGTGAGGTTTGACGGAGGCGAGGGTGAGCATGCTATACATAATTACCAGATTTTTAAGCAGGATGAAAGTTAAAGGATTATTTTACAATAAGATTATGACCACCGTTTACGCATTGACAAACCCGTCATTCCCTGAAATTAAGATTGGATTTTCTAGTAATATACAACAACGTTTAGGTGTTTTGAATTCTTCGGTTCCAAATCGTTTTAGTGTTTACTTTTCACGAACGTATCCAAACGTGACCATTGCTCGACAAGTGGAATCTAGAGTACATGAGAGATTTAGAGAATATAGGGCTAGTAACGGTGAATTTTTTCACATTGACCCAGAAGAAGCCGCACTCGAATTGTATCACGTCGGTAACGATGTCATGTCTCAAAATAACCTAAGTGATTCATGATATACTCAAATGTAAGTTATAATGAAACTCAAAGATCTCATCAAAAATCTCATCGGCGAAAATATCATCAATGGGGGCATTGGTGTGTTGGAACTGAGATATGGGAATTGTGTTGCTGTAGAATTCGACGTAACGACGCAGGGTGACTTGAAGATACGACACCGTAAGACGAGAGAAGAACACAACCTACTGCAGTCTACTGGGCTTAAGGGGGTGTATTTCTACAAAGCTAAACCCCTGTTTCAATATGTTGAAATTTACAGAACCGAACTAGCTCTCAAAATCCTAAAACTGGAACAGAAGAGACTTTCCAAGGTGGTTGAGAATTCGAATCCTATTCCAGTTGGCATGGCAGCTCACGCGAACGGGTTTTTTATGACCCTGGACGAATTTGATAATCTCGGCAAAGAGACAACTGAAAAAGCCCTACGTGATTTAAAAATGCAAGCCTCTCAGACTGAAAAGACACCCATCGAAGTTGGTTCGGTGTGGAACCATGTCAGCAACAAAGGTGCAGTTTCTTCTGTAACGGTCAAACAAATACGTACACGAGACGATGGATCTCATCTTATCAACTTACTTTTGAATCCGTTAAGCGCTAAGAAACCGCGTGCGCGCACGGTATGTGACTCGAAAGTGAATCAAAGCAAGACATCTTATGAATTAACAGGATACACACAAGAAGCGTCTTGTGAATGTAATCACTGTTACGAGAAGTATATGGGAAGACAGTGGTCCAATAACCTCCGTGAAAAACTTAAGACTGCAATCTTACACGGAACGAAGTATAACAAGTATGAACCACTACTGGGTGCACCACGCGATGTGGTGATAGATCACCTCATGACGGATCTTCGAAATCGACACCCTAACTGCGAATCACTGACTTTTGAAGACGCGATGAATGGAAAGCATTCTGTCAAATTCCAAATCGATGAAATCATTCCACGCGCGGAGTTCCAAAAGAGTGTAAATGTTAACAAGGTGGATGAATGGACACGTGTGTTCAATTTTAAAAATATCCAACTCTTGACACCGGAAAACAATTACGGAAAGGGTGGACATGTTCAGCGACCGGAAGATTGGGGTGTATTTTACAAGATATTGCCGACTGAAAGTGCAAGGCATGTGATCACCGAGTCCAGGTTATCTTGGATAAAGCGGCGAGCTAAAAAAGGACTAGACATTCTCGAAGTTGAGCGAGAATTCTGTGAGATATACAAATAGAACCTAAGTTAAAAGTTAAACTTGTAATACATCCAAGAAAAGTATGGAATCAGTTCAAAAACTCACCCATATCGAACACGTTCTCAAGAGACCTGACTCATATGTCGGTCCAGTTGAATTGGGTACAGAACCTTACTGGATTCTCACTGGTGACAAGTTCTCCAAGAAGAACCTCAAGTACTCCCCAGCTCTCTTGAAAATTTTCGATGAAATCCTCGTCAACGCCATCGACCGCAACTCTCTCCATCCCAAGCAGGTCAGTTCCATTTCCATTGCCATCGACAAGGATGTGGGTTCCGTGACCATCGAGAACAATGGTCCACTCGGTGGCATCGGTGTTCGTATGCATGAGAAGGAAGGTCTATGGAACCCAGAACTTGTCTTTGGACACCTTCTCACAAGTACCAACTATGATGATACCCAAAAGCGTATCGTTGGTGGTCGCAATGGCTACGGTGCCAAGTTGGCGAACATCTACTCGAGTGATTTTTCGATCGTTATCAAGGACCATGAGGCAAAGCAGATGTACACCCAATCTTGGTCAAAGAACATGACTGTCTGTGATCCCCCAAAAATCAAAAAACATTCGGGTGCTACGTCATCTGTAGCCATCACTTTCACACCCGAGTGGAAGAGGTTCGGAATGTCCAAAATGGACGATACCATCTACAGCATCTTCCAGAAACGAGTTTGGGATGCGAACATCTGTACCACTCAAAACTGTAAAGTGAAGTTCAATGGAGATGTCCTCCCCAAACAAAACTTTGAAGCCTATGCCAAAATGCATGAAGGTGTTGATCAGGTTGCATCTGTATCCGGAGACCGCTGGTCAGTGTGTATCGGACCGTCTGAGAATGGTCTCGAGCAAATCTCTTTTGTGAATGGTCTCTGTACTATGAAGGGTGGTACTCACGTCGATCACGTGGCGAACATTGTCGCCAATGGAATCATCGAGGATATGGCCAAGAAGATTAAACTGAAACCTCAACAGGTGAAGAATGCCTTTACGATCTTTGTAAAGGCAACCCTCGAGAACCCCAACTTTTCCAGCCAGGTGAAGTCTGAGTGTACCTCCAAGTCTCCAGACTTTGGTTCAAAGTTTGAACTCCCCAAGACATTCGTCAAGAATGCTCTCAAGACTGGTATCGCTGATGAACTCCTTGCACTCTCGAAGTTTAAGGAGATGAAGGAACTCAAGAAGACTGATGGAGCCAGGAAGTCCAAAATTACTGGTATCCCCAAGTTGGATGATGCGAACAAGGCTGGTACGGCACAATCTTCTAAATGTACACTCATCGTCACAGAGGGTGATTCAGCAAAGACCCTCGCGGTCGCCGGTCTCTCAGTGGTGGGTCGAGATCACTATGGTGTCTTCCCCCTCCGTGGTAAGTGTAAGAATGTGAGGGACTCTTCAGTTGCACAGTTGACCTCCAACCAGGAGTTCAATGACCTCAAGAAGATTTTGGGTCTTCAACAAGGGAAGGAGTATACAAGTGTTTCGGAACTTCGCTACGGTCGCCTCATGATTATGACGGACGCAGACAATGATGGGTCTCATATCAAGGGTCTCATCCTCAACATGATTCACTACTTCTGGCCCAGTCTTTTGAAACTGAACTTCGTCGTTTCGATGGTGACTCCAATCATCAAAGCTACAAAGGGTTCTGAGACCAAATCTTTCTACACTGACTCTGCTTTCAGAACATGGTATGGTTCAGGGAAACAGGGGTGGAAAATCAAGTACTACAAGGGTTTGGGTACTTCTACATCAGCCGAGGCTCGTGAATATTTCAAGAAGATTCAAGACCTCACTGTGAAGTTTGATATGGATACGATGACTGATGACTCAATCGTTCTTGCTTTCGATAAGAAAAAGTCTGATGCGCGGAAGTCTTGGCTCCTCGAGAGTACTGCCAAGGCGGCTGGTCAACTCGAGGTGGCCTATGGTGATGTGAAACAGTTGGATATCACTGACTTTGTACACAAGGACTTGGTGAACTTCAGTCTTGCAGACCTCAAACGTTCCATCGCTCATGTTGCAGATGGACTCAAGCCTTCGCAGCGTAAGGTGATGTACTCATGTTTCCAAAAGAACTTGACTGCAGAGATGAAGGTTGCCCAGTTGGCAGCCTATGTGGCTGAGAAGAGTGCCTATCACCACGGCGAGGTTTCCCTCGCAGATACGATTGTGAAGTTGGCGAATGACTATACAGGCTCCAACAATGTGAATCTCCTAGAGCCTTGTGGGCAGTTTGGTACACGGCTCATGGGTGGTAAGGATGCGTCCCAGACGAGGTACATCTTCACGAAGTTGACCAAGGAGGCGAGAAAGTTGTTTGACCCCAAGGATGATGCTATCCTCAATTATTTGGATGATGATGGGCGATCGATCGAACCAGACTTTTACATGCCCACCCTTCCCATGGTTCTGGTAAACGGGACGGAAGGGATTGGAACGGGATTCAGTTGCTATGTACCCCCATTCAACCCGGACGACATCAAGGAAAATATCAAGCGATTCCTGAGTGGTGAAGAGGCTGTACCCATGAAGCCGTGGTTTAGGGGTTTCAAGGGTAAGGTGTACAAGGATGAGAGTGGTCTTTGGATAACTGAGGGTACATACAGAGACACTGGTTCCAGACTCAAGGTTACGGAACTTCCACCAGGTCGCTGGACGCAGGATTACAAGGAGTATCTGGATACCCTCATGGAGAAGAAGATGATTACCAACTACACGAACAACAGTACCACTGAGGATGTTGACTTTGAAATCTTTGGGTACTCGGGGAAGGACTTGATGAAAGACTTGAAAATGAGAAAGACGTTCCATGTCTCAAATATGCACCTCTTCCATCCCACAAAGGGTATCCATAGGTACACAACCCCCGAAGAGATTCTTCAAGACTTTGTGGAACTGAGACTGGAACACTATAAGAAGAGAAAGGCGCACCTCATCAATGTCCTCGAAAAGAGAGCCGAGATGTGTAGTCTCAAGTCAAGGTTTGTGACGATGGTGATCGAGGGGAGGTTAGTCGTGTTCAGAAGGAAGAAGGCTGAACTCGAGAAGGAGATGTCTGCGACATTCCCGAAAATTGATGGTTCGTGGGACTACCTCCTCAACACGAGGACTGTGGAATACACGGAAGAGCGCGTCAAGGCACTCATGGATGAAGCGCGACAGGCAAATGTCGAATTGGAGCGTATGCTAAAAACGAGTCACATCACGATGTGGAAGAATGATATTAAAAATATGTGAGCAGTAAGTAGATATGGGTGAGGCTGCTAAAATTTCCCTCAAAGCTATTGGAAAGCAGGATACGCACCTCCTTTCCAAAGACCCAGACGAATCATTCTTTAATTACGAGTCACAACGACACTCAGAGTTTCGAAAATACCATCGGTCTCGTAAAGTTATCAACAATGGAAACATCGCCGGGTGGCCATTCGCACAAACTATTAAAGTGCCATTCAATCCCACAAATATGGGTGATCTCTTGAGTAATATGTGGTTGAGTATCACGATACCCGGTATAGCGAATGGAAATTATGCTGACCAATTGGGGCGACACATTCTCAAGAGTGTCACGATGTTCGTGGATGATATTGAAGTTGAAAAGATTCATGATGATTGGGGAATTATTTACGATGACTTGTATCTAGAAATTTCCGAAAAGGTGGCGAATAGGTTCCTTGTAAATAGAAACATAGGGTACGACGAATCGAGTCGAAACGAAGAATATGCACGATCGAGTGCCGATCTTGTCATCCCTCTCCACTTCTTTTTTTCCAGAAAGTATGCAAGTGATGAATATTCATCCAACAAACCAAATCGCCCCTACTTTCCCGTGTGTGCGATCCATCGCCAGAAGATTGAGTTTGAACTAGAGTTTCATCCACAGACATTTTTTACAAATTTTAATGGAACATTGTCGCTACCTGTATTCGACATCATCACAGAAGAGATTACTGTCAGTCCCGAAGAGAGAAATTACCTCGCAAATGAAAAGCAGACACTCGTGACGGATCTTGTGAAGAGACACTCATCGGCAGTAAACGAGGTTGGTGTCTCAACGATTGTGAACAATCTCGTACCAAACATCCCAGTCAAATGTATTCATTGGTTTTTACGAAATACCGATTACGAAAATGCGAATGATGCGATCGGTACGTCGAGTTTAAACGAACGCATGTTGTTCCAAAATCGTTTCAATTTTTCTTCAAACGTAAATTTCGATGACCAACAAACATTTTTCCATCCCATCATGGAGTCTGCAAGTTTTCATATCAATGGTAATAGACTTCCAAACGTGACCAATACAAATCACGCATATTTCAAATATCTCGTACCGTTCAGGAACAGGTTAGCTAGGCCAATTAGAAATATTTATACGTATAGCTTCTCGATGAATCCGATTAATGTGGAACCATCGGGGAACTTGGATTTTAGTCAGATACAGTCAGATAAAACGAATATAGAAGTGAAACTCGGGGGTGCGTTAGTTGACGTAAACACAAACACGTACTCTTTGAATATGTACTACACTGGATACCAGACATTTACATTTGACCGTGGTTTCATGTCACCTGCCTAGTGAACAATTTAGTCTTGTTATTACTGATGTACTCGATAATATTATTCTTAATACACCATTTGATGAAATTCAACTGCGCGAGCGTCGTATGGATTTCATGATATGTCCCCGGAACGACGTATGGAAACTTTTCTGATCGACAAAATGGATCAAATAATTTTTTGCTGTATCCATCTAGACTTGATTTATAGGCACAGTGGACGGTAAACAATTTACCATCTCGTGTCGTAAATGAAATATGATTCTTCTTCGCATAGTTGGTTATGAACCATTCGAGGTTTCGTAGAGAAATACCACTCGATTTATCTAGGATGTTTAATAATTTAGATCTGTTTTCCTCTGTACTATAAAATGTGTTTATGGATGTTAGTAGGATATCAGTTTTACTCATTACCAATCATAGTACCCAAATCTATAAGCTCGTTCGAATATACACATCCCGGACAATCTTTCACATACATCAATTCCGGACTATGGTTATGACTATGATTTCTAGAGAGAGACGTATGGTTCAGGCGATTTATTTGTGTCGCATGATGCCTACAATAACCATTATGAATACCCTTGAATGTACACCGCCTTCCATCCGTTTTTGTCCCCTTGCAGATTGTTCCAGAAAACGTCTCGGGTATATCCTTAAGAAGAAGATCTTTTGATATGCCGTGTTTTTTTGAAATGATGTCAACGTATTCATTCATCATCGCGACGAGTCGTTGATTGATTTCTTCGTCAATGAGATTGTCTATCTTGTCATATCGGCTCATATCTTACTGTTAGTTTGTTCGTATTTTTTAAATAGGTCTTCAATCGTCCCCGCCCTGGCTCCTTTAATCCTTTCGCGCAATTCCACAGCCGTCCCAGAGTCGTCGAGACCATGCTTCTTACACTCTTCCACGAGTTGATCCTTTTTCATACTGCTGAGTGCCGGTCCAGTCTTTTTCTTTTTTGGTTTGTGCTGCTCGAGAATTTCCCCGAAAATATCCTGTTTGACATTCTCGTATAACGGATCGAGGAGATCACACACCGGATTCAAAAATTTGTTCTCGAAATAGTACAAATAGTCTACAGGTATATTGTTTTCCTCGACGTACTTGGGATCTTCAGATTTCTCAAACGCTTTCGCCTTTGGATCGTCCGTCTTAGTCAGCAAGTACGGAACACGGTCTCCCGATTGCGGTTCCGAACCTGGTTTACGTTCACGCATTTTTACGACAACCTGAACATGTGACTGGTTGATATTTACACTCTCGGGGCTCGTCACAGAAACGGGTTCCCCCTTAATCTTGTATGTATCAGACAAGGATTGACTCAGTACGAGTTTATCATTCGGTATGTCTCCAGACAGGAGTTCGATCGCACGCTCTTTCGCCAGCTCTTTTGGTGGACCTGGATCACTCGATGTAAGTACAACATCGAGAAGTTCCTTGCACACTTCTCGCACATGGGGTGTATTGTCTCTGCGAACAACCTGGAGTCCCTTAATATCCACATAATCCATGTGCATCTGATCATCCTTTCCCTTTGTCCATAACTTGGCTGCGTACCGTTTTTTGGAGTATAAGAAATAGGGCCAGTACACCTTCTCGAGTTCCAGATTGTTTGGCTTTTTGAACAGAGCGGAACACTCTTCCGCTGCGCGTTCACCGATTTCCCAGCTGTACCTGACAGCCTCTTCACCTTTTCGGTCACCCACGTCAAACTCTACCATGACCGAATCCGTGTCGCCGTACCGTACCTTCGCCCCTGGAAAGTTTGCCTCTACGTAATTCTTCGTCTCTTCAATCATACCACGACCACGACATGTCGTCGTAGATGCGATCGGTACACACGGAAGAATACCCTTACCCGCACCCGTGAAACCGTAGACAGAGTTCATCGAAACCTTGTACGCCAGCTGCTTACCGTTGTATACTTCTTTCATGGACCCCGTCGCAGCTGCCATATCCTTCTTCGCCTTTTTGCGAAATTGTTTAAGTTCGAGGAGAATCGCGGGTAAGAGACTCGGTACACCTTGTGCGAACTTGTACACCTTGTCACCAATTTTAAATGTCTCGTATGTTACACCATCAATATTCCCATAACGATATTCATCCATCACCAAAGTTGAATAGCAAAGGTTGTGTGCCATCATGATGGATGGGTACAGGGCTTCAAAATCAAGCGCTGTGATTGGGGTGTAGTACGCTCCCTTTTGCGCTTCCAGGACGGTCGCACCTTCATATGGCTCTTCGGGAAGAGATCCATACTTGATTGTGGGTACCATGTATCCCAGTTCTCGAGCTTTTTTCGTCAGCTGACTGAAAACCTTAATTTGCTGCCCTCTTTCGACGAGGAAACAGAGAGGAACCCATGTCGCTTTCGCCATCTCCAAAAGGTTGAGAAGTGTACATAATTTTTTCAGGAGTTTATGCGGAAGTAGAGTATCCTTGATACAATACTCAGCAACTTCACCCAACTTTTTTGGGTCACCTTCCTTGTATCGAGCAAACATCTCCTTCGGTGACATATCAATTTTCTGGTCTCCTAGGTACAGCTTTGAAACTTCATTTAGTTTATAAGAATCCAGTTTGTATCCTTTCTTTACTTCATGAAACATATCGAAGATGAAACGTCCAGACATGGGAAGAAGTTTGAGAAAGTTATCACCGAGAGCGCTCGAACTCAACTTTTTCAGTAAGAGTTCACTAGGTGGTTCACGTAACTTACCCAGATTGAAAAACTCCTCATTACAGTTTTTCAAGAGAGCTCGTTTGTAAATATACTCAAGATCGAACCCGAAAATGTTCCACCCTGTAATGATATCCACATCCTTCTCGTGAAGATATTTTTGGAACGCTTCGAGCATTTCACGTTCGGTGTCGAAACTTGTGACGTCAGGTCCCTCTGTTTTTTTGTAACACAGACACGTCTTCTCATATGGTTCATCACTTCCGAACTTACAAAGTGAAACGGCAATCTGGAAACACGCATCATCTAAAACATCAGCACTTGGAAATTTTCCCGTCGAGCTGTTACACTCAATATCAATCGAAGCCACCACAAATGGGGCAATATCGTCACGGTTTACTGGTTTCAGAGTTGACCAGTCGTTACACCAGAGATCGATATCTACTTTTGCGAGATGTGAACGAACACACTCACCACCAGAGTCGAGCCATCCAGTCGACTGGATCCCGGTACGATGCATGAGCCTCAGGACGGGATCGAGGTTTGCTTCATATACGTGATACCTTCGGAAATCGCGATTGTACGCAAACACCGAATTGACCT